AAGAATGACATCTTCATCAAGAGAACCAAAGTGATCAAATAGCTCTAACTTTCCTGAGTTGCAAACAAATTTATCGGCTGAAGAAATAGCATCTAATTGCTTTTCTGTTAGTCCTGCATAGTTTTGCCTTGCATGTATCTGAACACCTGCTGCCATCCCTACAAATCTAAAGACGGCTTCTTCCGCAGTTTCTTCTAGTCCTATCCACCCGATTTTCAATCCCTGTTCCATATCAGCAATAGCTAATGCTCGAAGCAGCGTAGTCTTACCAATTCCACTACCAGCTACAAGAATAATCAGTTGATTATCGTAACTAGGAGTAAGTCGGTTCCAAAAATGAAAACCGAAATCAGTAGCTTTTCTTTCGGGTGGTTTATTAACTAAACCTGCATAACTTGACGCTGGCTTGATCCCATCTGGGCGTATCTCTTTTGCGGCATAAACAGCATCCTTAACGACCATGCTTCCAAGTTCGACCAGGGTTTCGTTGGCATCTTTCTTAGGCCAGTCAATACGAACAACTTTGCCTGCTGGAAATAAGACAACAATTTCTGATGTAGCCTTTTTACCAGCCTCATCCATATCCATCGCAAGGTAAATGCGTTCTGCTTGTGAGAAGAAATCAAGGTCTTTACGAATAAAGTTTGCTGCTGATTGAGCGCCATTTGGCACTGAGATACCTACGACTTTTCCATTGGTGGCGTAGGTAATTGAGGGGGCATCAAATTCCCCTTCGCAAATTGCGATTCCATCAACTCGCTTAGGATTGACGAGATGTGAACCAAACCCTGTGACTTCCTTGGGTTTTCCGCTCCAACTGATTCGGTCATTCTTGTTCATCGCTTAGGACTCGGTGTTTGTGTGCAATAACTTTTCCTTCTTTATTTCGATACTCAAAGACAACTCCTGTCTCTGTTTTTTGTATGCCGTACTGCTCCAGGACTCTTCTTGGGATAGCTCTGTAAGTTTCGTCTTCCCATTTCTTAAATACTGGTTTCATTATTGGCGGAATAAAGTTCGGTCGGGCATCTTTTTCCTTTTCTTCTGTTTCACCTTTTTGGTATTTGTTGCAGGCGAAGCAGTACGAATGATCCGTGTAAACCGCAAGGCCGTCACTGCTCCCGCAATCGCAAGGCTCATGGCGTAAAAACTTGGATTCACCCATTCGCCTCCATCTCGACTTTCATCTCGTCAATTGCTCTAAGCAATGAAGCAGTACCGCTAACTTTGTTGGCTAAAACTTTGAGATCAGAGGCTTCGTAAGTGGAAAATTTTTGATGGCAAGAGTTGCATCTTCTTCGTCTTTGCACATAAGGAACTCCTTTAAAATCCCTAGTGGCAACCCTTATCACCTCAGAAGAGCCAGCTAAACAATGTGGACAGTTCATTTACGGATGATTGATAAAGATTTTTAGAAAGACATAAAGCAAGTAGCTAATACAAGCAATTGCTATGAATTGTTGAAGCAGTGACATTAATAAAAGACCTGGAAGTAAATTTTTGCGTTACCTACTTTTGGTTCATGTACCCATCGAATATGAATGTCATCAATAACTTTCACGTTGTCATCTTCAAAAAGTCTTGGTTCAAACGGTTGCCTGCCTTTTGCTTTTACGCTGGTCAGGGCATCAAGTACTCCACCAAGAAGATTATCCAAGTCACCCCTTGCAGGGCCATGAAAGATAACAATGATGGCCTTGCATTTCTTTAATGGATCTTGTGTCCAAAATTCAGAAGCAAGGCTCCATACATCTTTTTTCCATTGTTTGTATTTAGGATCCATGTATGGAACCTTTTGTCCTTGGAAAGACCTGGGCCTCGCCTTGGACTTAGGAACAATGGGTATGGTGAACTCAACCCTGGGCATCGAAGACAACATCTGAAGCTGAGACATAACCGCCTTGAACTTCATCAAATTGCGAACTTGAGGAGCGCTCATAAGCGACATAATCAATCACTTGAACTTGTCTCATCTGATAAGAAAGACCTACGCCACTCGGCCCCTTCCAGGGATAAAGGTCATAACCAATTCGTATCTCTGATCCATTACCAATAAGCTTTTCTGAATCCCATGCGTTGTTCTTGCTGTCAACAACTAATGGGCCTGAAGTAAATCCACCGTCAGACTTCCTAGTAAATCTTTTTAACTTGAAAGTCCATATAACTGTTCCATCATCTTTTGTCTTGAAAGGTAAAGCATTAGCATGAGCTTTTGCGTTTACTCCATGCTGCCTTGAGACTTCACCTTCCTGCATTTCAAACCACTCTTTATGAGCTTTAATATTTAAATTAAAGATCAAATCTGTTGCCCAAAAAGGTGGTGAATTTGGCTCAAATTTATTTGGCTCTGGCTCCCCTAATCCTTTAAACCATTGACATGGGGCTTTTGGTGTCTGCTGTAGTTGCATTGGTCGTATAAGCGCTATTGCCTATACACTATATATGGAGTTAAGTTATTTGCATATATGTAAAGTAAATATATTAAGAAAACAAGTACGGGTTAGTGCCAATTGATACAGGGTCTAGCGTATTCACCATTGGTGGTTTTGGAAGAACAAGACTTGTTTTCTCTGAGATCTCTTGATGTATCTGGCTTAATAGATCTTCTTGATAAAATTCATTCATAGTCTCTAACAGGGTTTTATGGAACTTATCAGCATGGATTGCTGCGACCCCGTAACAATCATGGTTTACTACAACATCAATCTCGGGGGCGTAGAGTTTATCCATAAGCATCACTAGATATGCTGCATCTAGCCCGTGTACGAAATTGGCTCCAACACCTTTATTAGCTTGTGTTGCGCTTAGTTTTGCGTTTACTGGCTGGTCTTGAATATTTATATTTATCTTCTTGCCAAATAGATTTGTTACTACAGTTCTTTTTGTTGGTTCTCTGTCAGCAAACCTCATAGGCCATCCTGAAGGCATTGTGTATTCAACTGGATACAATTGCATGATTTTTCTTGTTATTTTCATCAACCATTTCTTTACTTCTAAGCAGCTACTAATTTCGTCTTTTAATTCACTCCAAAGATGACGAGCTAAATATTTTGCTGGCATTGCAACCCTGAAATTAAATTCTTCTAGAGGGACATAACCAAGATGTTCGTCCAGGGCTTCAACTAATGAATCGCATAGAGACATATATGTACCTCCATAGGGACTTGCAAGTATTGGTCCTTTAGTTAACGACCTATCTATTCCCCTGCTTAACCACAACTCTGCTAGAGCCTTTTCTTTGTCTTCTCCGAATTGCAGGTCTTCGACCAATCTTTCTGTAACTCTTTCGGCTACCTGCGTATATAAATCTTGTCTATCGTCACCCCATAAATTGCATAGCCTGCCGATTTTCTTATCTCTTACGAGGGCGGAGAGAATACCGCATCCTGAAGTGGTTTGATCAAAGCGAATAACGGCTGATGATTCTCCATCTCTTAGCCCTTGATATACACCCTTGCAGAGTTGAAGGTATTGCCAGGGATCATCAGCATCCCTCCATAAGTCAAGGTTTCCAAAGGGATCTTGAGCAATGGCAGAAATTTTTTTAATATTATTTTCTCCCCATTTTTCTCTCTCTTTCCAGCTAGATTTTGACAATCCGTAATGTCCCGCCGCTGCTCTAAGTAACCATTTCATCGCTGTATCATCCACGGGTTGCGGTTTATCCAAGTTCAGCAAAGCTTTCTCTGTATCTGGTCCCATCGTTGTTACATATTTATTACTCGTATAAAAACGACCTCGACTATCACAGTGGTAGCTCTGGTAAATAGTTCGATCTTTTAATTCTTCTGCCATTTGCAAACTTCTTTCAATCCTTACTCTTCTTGGTCTGTTCTGCTCCCTATCTCTATGGGCCATCGCTGCCATTCTGTTTCTAGCTCTTAAATCATCTGCACTTGGGTTATCTCCCAACCTTGCAGGTACTTCCATTGGAGACCTGGCGCAAGGGAAAAGACCGACAAGACCGCTCTCCCATGCGGTTCTTTCCAAGTCAACCATTTCTCCAACAACCCTTAAGGCTGTGTTTTGTAAATGAGTAGCGGCCTGGAAGACCAATCTCATATCTGCTATTCGGTAATGATCTAATGCAGTTGTGTGCTTCTCTTCATTGTCCTGGATAGGAACTCTCATCAAGGGTTCCATGTTGTCCAGCATCCCGCCGCCATATAAACCATTCCAGGGATTAGGCTTGCAAACCATTGCTGTATAAGTGGTCTTGTAGTTCCTGGATGGACACTCTCTGATAAATCTTTCTGCTTCAGCCGTTGGTATTACAAACCTGGGTGTACTCTTTCCAACTCTCCTTTTAATTACATGAACAATCCCTGTAACTGGAGCAATATGATCCAATAAAAAACGTCCTACATGGAGTCTCGAAAGATCTGTCCACATAGGAACTGGGCAACCAAGTTTTTTCATTACTTCTTTACTGGCAATTCTTCTTCTGCTCACCCCGCTCCTGGTCAAATGCCTGAACTCAATTGGTGACTTCTTATTCAGCCTCATCAACCTTGTTTCATCCTCAATTGCTTTTCCTAAGTTCTGACAGAAAGTAGCGATCCTTGTTTTCCTGCTGAGTTGGTCAAGTGTGGCAACAAGCGCTACTGCTGCAATGTGGTAAGTGCTATCAAATGAATCAAAGAATGGATAAGCCGCTCCATTTACTCTTGCTTTCTTTGGATCCTGGATAAACTCTTCAAACGATATTTCTAATGCTTCAGCAAGTATTTCTAAGGAGTAACTATATATAGCTTGACCATAAGGAAGAGCCGATTCTTTCCCTTTTTCTTTGATCTTTCTTTCGATGGAAGATTGAGTCTGTTTTGCTCTTAATTGAGCTTTTAATTGCCTCGCTAATTGTTCAACTTGTCGATCATCTGGCGGCTGCCATATTTGT